TTCGAAGTCGAAGTCCTCTACGTCACCACGTATCTTGAGGATTGGGTAAGCAATCTGGTCAAAGACATCAGCCTTCAAGTTCTCTAGGTGGTCAATGCGGTACTGCATACCGACCAAGTTATCTAGTGGACCCATTGCATAGAGGTTGTCAGGGCGAGGTCTCCAGCCAGCATGGAAGATAGGAGCACTACCTAACCAGCTAGGGTTCTCTTCGTTAGCTAGAACGTAGGCACGGTCAGCTATAGTAATGATACGGTTCTTGTACAACACACCATTCTCAGTGTCGTAGTAGTCTCCGTAGAACGTCAGAATCTCTACATAGTCTGACTCGTAGTACTGTTGGATAGATGTAAAGCCATCAGCAATGTATCCATCAGCTTTATTGTAGGTAGCATCAGAACCTGTTACAGCAGCCCTAGCTCCCATCATCTTATCAAAGACAGCTTCCATATACTTCTTGGATGGGTCACTGTCGATCATATTCCTGATCTCACCAAGTGTCTTGATTGACTTGATAATCTTAGGGGAAGAAGCAAAGTTAGGGGCAGCAGGGTTAAAGCAAATGTCGTATGGTGAGATACGAACCATCTTTGGACCTACGTAGTTTACAACTAGATCACCAGCTTCTTTTACTTGGTAGTTGTCTTCCCAGTCTACAGTAGCAAAGCAGTTACCGTACTGGATATAATCGTACAGAATATCTGAGGCAATATTAGTAAAGTCAGACTGACGTATCTTGTTGTCCATGTAGGATTGGATTACATCACGTTTAGCTTTGACGTTACTCTCACGAGAAGATGCCTCGAACCTCATCCACTTCTGTTGTGGAAACAGAGTAGCAAAGTAGTTGGCATGAAGGTTGTCCATGATCTGTGTCAGCTTAGGAGTGGTGGTACTGTTAGACCAAGGCAACATAGCATTCTTTGTTGTCTTAGTGTCAGTAGCATACAGATAGTTCCGTAGCTCTTTCCACTCTTCTATCTTCTGCTCACGAAGGTTAGACCACTCACGCCAACGGTTAGATACTTCCACAGCCATAGAGTCTGGACCTAGCAAGTACTCTAGTTCTATTGTCTCACCTGCCATTAAGAGGCTCCTCTAAATCTATTATTAGCCCAGACGATATTATTACTTTTATCTCTACGGATACTTCTAAAAGGCTTGACAGCTATATCTACTGCTGAAGCAAGGGCATCCTTAATATCGTCGTGTGGTGGGTTTCTTGATTGTAGTTCTTCTTCTAATGTCTGTGTATTACCACCACGATAGTGCCAAATCTGCATGTTATCGTAACGAGGCTCAAGGGTAGCAGCTATACGTTCTTCTTTGTTACCCTGATGTTTGTTAGGTCTAAACTCATCAATGCTGATAGCTAACCCGTGTTGCTTAACAAGTTCTTTTAGCTGCTTAACGATTGCCTGTTGAGCTACTGTAACCTCTGCCCTCATCTTACGGAAAGACCACTTAGTGGATAGCTGTAGAATGTGTTCGAAGTATTCTGTGATACGGTCTGTACGGAAACGATCAATGTCTAGTACAAATATGTTATTGTCTGAGTCAACACCTACAACTACAATAGCTGTGTAGTCAGCCTTCTTAGATAAACTAAATGCAAAGTCAACAGCAGCAAATACATTTAACTTAGCATCTTTGTAGAACCAGAACCCATTATCTTGTTTAAGATGTTTACGTTCGTAGTACTGAAATCTATTACTCTCAATTGGTACGTTGTCAGGATCAGTAGGATCGTTGTAGTACTGTGCTCGGAACTGAGACTTATCTAGGTACTGTCCTCGTTTCTTAGCTAGAATCTGACGATTGAAACCAAAGTACTTACCGTCTTTACGTTGTTGTTGAGGCCACAGGAACTCTCCTACACCATCTCCTCGGTCCTCTACAGCCCTCTCCATAACCTCGTAGATTTGTTCTTCAGCTACTTTGTTACCGTCTTCATCGTACTGATCTTCAGTCATCTGCATCAGATCGTTGTACAAATCAGATGGATGGTAACGAGTACCTACAATCCATTCCTTTGCATTAGCCCCTTCGATAGAGGACAACAAGGAATACTGGCTTTTAACTTTGTTACGTCCCTCACCTGTGTAGGCATTCTCGTAGACAACAACGTCATCTAAAACTGCAATGTCACAGTGCATCCCTGTGAGAGAAGTAGTAAGACCACCAGTAAAGATAGAAGGATCACGAACATTCTCTTTCTTACGTAGAGGGTGATCCAACATAATCTCTGATGTTGTCCACCTTACTCGTTTACCTTCATCCCTGTTGACATGCTCAGGCCAGTAACGGCTATAAGTATCTGAGGTCAGGATACCCTTGATAAACCCTAGTTGTTTCTCAGCTAAGTTTGCTGTGGCTGAGATGTAGAGGATACGAAGGGTAGGGTCTTTAGTTAGTTCCCAAGCAACCCTAAAAGCAACCAACCTAGACTTACCGTGGTCACGGGGGAAGAGTAGTAATTGGTGNGACTTAGANCCTCCCCTAGTCCACCAACTACANACATCNTCGTGACACTGACCTAACACTTGCTCTGGTGANACAAGTTTAATAAACGTAGTCAGATCATTCTCAGCTGCAAGCCTAATTTGATCTAGGGTTACACTCATCTAGGACTGATACCCCAATTCTTAACAGCTGATCTTATTCTGCTTTTAAGTTTAGATTGTTTCGGAGAAGCATTTAGGTTGTCTTTTAAAAACTTAGGTACACTGAAACCCGGACATGCTTTAGCAGATACTTCATTGTGTCCACGTATTTTAGCACCTGAGTGATCGTTTGTCAAGCTGTCTAGCAGTTTACACAATGCTTTTCTTTGGTTGTCTGTAAAGTTCTCATCAAACTCATCAGAAGCATCAGAACCAAAACCACCTACAAGACAAATACCTACAGAGTTTCTGTTGTGGTCCTTAGCATGAGCACCTGCAATCTCTACAGGTCTACCTGCACAGACATCCCCACTACGGTCAATTACAAAGTGGTAGCCAATATCTGACCATCCTCTTTCTTCCGTATGCCACCTACGTATCTCAGCAGTCTTCTGGTCACAGGTAGAACTCTCCATCCAATTAGCTTTGGTTGCACTACAGTGTATGAAGATTTCGTTAATTGATCTCATGACTACACCTACTATTGTACAAAGACATCTTTAGAGCCAAAGTCACGGTTGTCTGAGATACGGATGACAACATTACCTGAAGCATACCCAGATACAGTTGCTCGGTAATAGACCTCTTCCGCATCAAACCCTACACCCTCGTAGTTAGATGTGAAGGTGTCTGTATCGAACCAGTTGGTATTATCCCAGCTACGTTGTACAGTAACTGTGGCTGACCATGTACCTGAGATGGAAAGGTTGAAGTGACCAACTACCTGCATAGAGGCAGTGCTTGTGTTAGAGCTTAGTGTTTCTGTTACAGCAACCATGATTACTCTCCCTCTGCTTGAGCAGCTGCATAAGCAGCCTTTACCGCATCCGTAAATACTGGAGTGCAGATAGCAGATACGTCAGCATCCTCTGCTGAGAGATCAGCATCAGGCATTACTACATGACGATGAAAGTTACGGGATAACTCGACGCCATCCTCACTGATGATAGTTGCAGTACGAACTTGAACTGATGACCAGTTACCCATGTTAATAACTTCAATCTTGTCGTTTACTGTTGATTTAGTCAGAGCCATACCTTTGTTTCCTTTTAAGCAATTATATAGGTAAGATTAATGTAAAGAAGAGTGCCAACTTGCATTCTATTTGCCACAGCAGGGTCTAACGTTGTTGCGGTTTGCTCATTAAAAGCCAATGATGTAGAGTCAGAGCCTAGTTTTATTAACAAGCCATTAGCAACACTTGAGGCAAGACTTTCATAAGCAACCTCTGAAAAAACAACATCTGGTGTTTCACTTTCATCCGAAGAAGTAAAAGGTAACCCAGTCATAACTAAAGTCCCACTTGGAGAGGACACTGCACTAACCCTTACTCTACCCTGCACATGGCAAGATGGGCCATTAAGAGTGTACGCCAAAGAATTAAAATCAGGATCAATAGTTACAGTACCACTACCAGTGCTCAATGCGACATCAAAAACCCCTGACCTTTTGTACCTATCTTTATCTAAGATGTTATTAAATCCAGATGGAACACTGTCATAGGTAATAGATGTTTGTTCAGTTACTCTACCACCGCCACTTTGCAACTTCAAACCAGTAGCCCCAAGAACAAATTCTGAATTAATTAATGTGCCTGAACTAGCTGCATCTAATTCAAACACAGAGGTAGTCGGGCCACTGGCGTTAGAAAAACGACATCCGTAACAAGAAAATATTGTTCCGTGTGAGGAAAGAGAAGACACTTTGCCTTTAAGTGTAGAGGTGTCACCAACTGCCTCAAACCAACAGGATTCAAATAGAAGCTCCCTTGTTCCCTCAGAATATATAGCTTTAGTTGTTCCAGAAGCAGACTCAAAAGTGCAGCTACTAAATGACCAAACATCTCCATTCCAGATGTTGACCATAGCATAAGCTCCTAGAGCATTTGCAGTAGAGTCTGTTTTGCCACTAAAGAAACTACAATTAACTAAAGCCCCAACACTAAACACATGACCAGCAGCAGGTGAAGTTGAGTCATCCTTACAAAGAATAGCAACATGCCTTGGATAACTAGACGTATCGCCACCTAAACCAAATCTACAATGCTCCCATGTGCCATAAATAAATGAACCCCTAAACCCATATTCAATTTGAGCATCACAAATTATATTATTAAATATAGGGTGAGATATAAATTTTGATTTATCAATTTGATTAAAAAAAGTTACACCCGATTTACTATTCCCACTAACTCTAAAGTTACTTAATTTAAGATCAGCCGCAGATGTTGAAACTTTTATCATGTCTACGTTATTAGCAGAAGGTAGTAATATTGTACGGACATTATTTTCACCAACAATATCTGAGTAGCTATCTACCTCAACACCTCCAATTACATATGAACCATTAGGAACGTATACTTTTTTTAATGTGTT